TGTCCTACCATACGCTACAATGGAAATTCGTGTTCACCTGCCACGTGCGGGAGTGCATGAACGGGCTGTAGCGCAGTTTGGTAGCGCGTCTGCTTTGGGAGCAGAATGTCGCAGGTTCAAATCCTGTCAGCCCGACCGGAGCCCTTGGAAACATTAGGTTTTCAAGGGCTTATTTTTTCCGTCGAAAACAATCCGCATACAAATGCATACAAACGCCGCGGTACCTCCATGCCCGATTCACACGAGTTCGCGCTCGCGGAGGGCTCCGATCGCGTCGGCCACGTCGTCCAATCGTTCCGGCCAGAGCGCCGTGTAGGTGTTCAATGTAATGCTGGGAGAGGAGTGGCCGAGCTGCATCTGCAGGGTCTTCACGTCCGCGCCCTGGGCGATCGCGAAGCTCGCGTATGTGTGGCGCAGACTGTGTATGGTCACGCCAGCGTCCTCCATGCCGGCCGCTTTGACGGCCTTGTTCCATATCCTTGTCCGCCACGTGTTCGTCCAGACGTTCCCGCCACGGGTGGCACGGAACAGCCAGTCGTCATCACCCATGCCATCCATCTGCGCCTTGATCTGCGGCATGAGGAACCGTGGTATCGCGATGTTGCGGGCCTTGCCGTTCTTCGGGGTGCCGAGCATGCTGCCGCCGTGCCCGTCGTCAGTCCATGTGCGGCCTATCCTGGCGCGCCGCCTGTCCGCGTCCACGTCACCGACCTTAAGGGCAAGCGATTCGCCTATGCGGCATCCCGTATAGGCCTGCCATCTGACCAGCAGACCGTCCACCGGCTTCCCGATCTTCTCCGCCTCGTCCGCGAGCAACTCGACCTCGCGGACCGAGAGGAACACCATGTCGTCGTCGGAGACGATCTTCGGCACGGTGACCCTGTCCACAGGATTCTCACCGATCCACCCGTTCGAGACGGCGTAGTCAAAGATGCCCTTGAGGACGACTTTCATGATATTGCGGATGCTCCTCGCGCTCAGCGGCTTCGAATCACGCCCGTCCGGCAACGCGGCCGGATAACCACCGTCCATGAGCTGCCCGACCCACTCCTGCAGCATGTCAGGGCGCAGCTCCCGCAACGTCATGCCACCCCATTTGGGCAGGATGTACAGGCGCAGCTCCCTCGCATACCGGCCTGCGGTGCCGGGTTTCAGATCAACCTTCGACGCGAGCCATTCGCCGGCCACATCATCCAGGACACGAAGCTCCTGACGAGGATCGCGGTAACGTCCTCGCCTGATGTCGTCCTCCATGGCCGCGGCATATTCCTGCGCTTCGGCGAGCCTGGCGAACTGCTTCACCCTCTGCACACGTCTACCGTCCTTGACGATGGTCCAATGACAACGCCAGCGCATCCCGACTCCATAACGGCTTTTACGCCACTTCTCAGGCACATTGGCCTTCATCGGATCGCGTGAGTTAGCCAAAGAGCGTTTGGCCGCGCGACTCGGCGGATTGCCATCATCGTCATTCTTGAGCCACAGATCATCAATGGTCACTTTCATGGCGCTTCTTCCCACATGTTTTTCACCCCGGCGCTCGCGGTATGCGGGTGGCCGGGGTCATTTTTTATAAGGAATCCGAAGGGGTATAAGGCTCTATAAGCACGTATAAAGGCGTATAACTATTGCATGCACACGCCGGAATCATGAAGCAGCTGCCGGTAGTCCATCAGCACCTGCACCGTCACGCCCAATTCGACCGCCATCGGCCACGCCTCGCCCCCGTAGATCTCCTCGGCTATGCCGTAATCCACCGGACTGATCAACGCCAGCGCGGTCTCCCTGCGGCAACGGCGCTCGCATTTGATTCCGTATTGGCTGCCACAGCCGGGGTCGTGGTGTCTGGCATGGATGAGCTCGTGGCACAAGGTGCAGCGGCGTTGGAATCCGGCCAGCCGTTCGTCGATGATGATGAGGCGGAGCGGATCGTAGTAGAGTCCGCACCTGTCTCCGGCCAGCCGGCGTTCCTCCACTCGCACGCCCAGTGTCTTCGACCAGGACGTCAATGTGGCGTCGTTCACTGCTTGGCGGTCTTCACCACTGTGGTGGTGCCCATCGCGGTGGTCTCCCAGCTGACGCCGTCCGCCTTGGTGTAGGTGAAGTCCTTGGTGGCGTCCTGCGAGCCGAGCAGGGACACCTGCATCGCCGCGGTGTCTCCCTGGCTCGTCCATTTCCAGTCGCCGGCCTTGTCGGGTGCGCTGTAGGAGCCCTTCCAGTACAGGCTCTTCGTATCGCCGTTGTCGCTGACCCACTGGACGGTGATCGTGTCGGCCGTTATCTCGGCTTCCATCCAGGAATCCGTGCTGCCGGAGTTGGTCTGCTTCCATGTGCCGGTCAGATCCGCAGGCTGTTCTACCGGCTTCTTCTCTGCCGGCTTCTTCGTCGTCTGCGATTGGCTCGTGCTGCCGGCGTCGGCGGTTTTGGCGTCACTGGCGTTGCCGCATGCGCCAAGCCCGAGAATGAGCAGACCGGCGACGGCCGTTGCGATTGTCTTCCTGTACATGGTTTCCTTCTTTCCCTAGTTGATTTGCATCAAAAAAATCTAGTCTCTTGGCGTCTCCGCCTCAAGCATCTTGTTCGGATCGTCATTGGCGGCAGTGACGTAATCCTCCGGATGCGCGGCGATGCGATCCACCAGGTCATCGGTGATCTTTTGGCGCTCGCGGGCCTCGTAGGCGCGGGCGGCCTCGCTGGAGATTGACCCACAGGCTGCCGCGACCAGTGAAAGAGCGTCCGGAAGCCCAAAGAGTGGAGCGAGTCTGTCTAACTCGCTAATTGCCCAACTTCTTTTACCGAGTACTCGGTCGCTGACATAACCTTTTGATCGTCCTTCAAGAGCCTTGGAGAGGTCGGCCTGGGTAATGCCATTGGCTTCCATTGCTTGGCTGATATATTTGCAAATCACCAGATCGGTGCGTGTTGTGCTGCTATCCATAGCGATGACTGTATTCGAATTTTCGGGAAGTTACATCTTTACACCGTTCGGCGTGTCGAATTTGCCATACCGAATATTCGGGAGTACATTGAAAGCATGTTCACCGAATATCCGGTAAACGTCGAACAAAGTCCCGAATATTCGGGGAATGGAGGTGATGTGACAAGCAATGAATACGTGACACAGGCAATAAAAGTCAGGATGGCTCGACTTGGAATCACTCAATCCGACGTCGCCGACGCAGTTGGAATCAATCGGGTCGTCATGAATCGATACATGCGCAATCAACGGGAATGGCCGATTCGCGTTCTCGACAAGATTGCTCCGGCATTGAAATGGCAAGACGGTCTTGACATCTTCATTGCAGCAAATTCAGAAGAAAAAGAACCGCAATCGGCGCTCGCCAAATCATGAATCGAAAGGAGAATCCGAAATGAGCATCAACATTCCGGCCGAGACACCGGATGAATCCACGAACCCGATTTCCGTTGAGGAGTTCGAACGCCTGCACCCGGCGATGCTGGGCGCGATAAGAAAAGCCGTCCGCGAGGAACCAGCTCGAACGGTTATCGGAACAGTGGGCGACGACAGGAGGAGCCACCTGTCCAGCCTTGACCTGCGAGGAATCGGCATCGAGGTCGGACGGCAGTTGTCGGCCCGCGACATGACGACTGAAGTCATGGGCTCGATTCTCGAGCGCATCAATCAGGCCGCGGACCGACTAAGCACGGAGATACAGGAACTCCGTTCAGAACTTATCCGAGAGCACGTCGAGACAGTAGGCGGCGGATGCCATGGAAGCATCCATCGAATCGAATCCCTTGGCGAGGAGGGAAAGCCCTTGGCACAGGGCTCTCATCCTCTCGTCGGGATCGGACGTTTCAGCGGCCTTCCCGAACACGGCGCTCGCCTTCGCGAAATCGGATCCATTGCTCATATTCTCACCTCCCTTCTTTGCGTGGGTCTGCTCATTCTCCCACTCGGCAGGAAGGGCCTCAAATGAGAGTGCTTCGAAAAAGCAAGCGGCGCTCGCCGAAGAGTGAATCGAAAGGAGAATCCGAAATGAGGAAGATGAAGAGATCCGACGTTCGAGAATGGATTCCAGATGAACCGCTCGAACGGGTCGACTTCGGCAACGGCTGCACGGGGATGGATAAGAGCATTCCGAAAGAGCCGGGGAACGCTGGCGATTTCAAGCGTCTCATCTGGAAATGCCGCACCATCGAAGCGGACGGAGGGCCATGCCTTGATGTGCTTCCATCCGAATACTGGATTGACGACGTGAAGCAGGCCGGCTATTTCGATGTGGTCACCGACGAATCAAGTTACGGCCCATGCAGCTTCGGTGATGCGTGGTTTTATCTCGCTGGCGTTGATGCGGGATGGCATCTCGCCCGCAGGAAGCGTCATTCCGGTTTGTGTGCGACCTTGCGTGGCATATTCGATTCGTTGACTCATCGCCACGAGAACGCGACTGATGCAGAACCGTTGGTTACGGCCTCGAAGCCCTCTCGCGAATCTGCCGAACACTCTTCGAGCTGCGGTTCCACGCCTCCTTCTTTATCTCGGTCAGAGATACACGAATCTTATGACTGCGCGACATGTGGGACGACCGCCACTCAATCTCGAAATCATCGGGAAGTAGCAGCACCGCATTCTCGCCGGTGAAGCCGGTATGGCAGATCTGATTCGGTCTCAACCGCTTGGCCAACAGCGGCGTATAGGGGCTTGTTCCGAACGTTGCCTGAGGTGGGATTCGGACGTCATACATCGTCAGAGGTCCAACAAGCCGGAAATACACGATGCTGTTCGACGTGGAATCAAGAAAAGGCTCCAAATCGGTTTGGGACAAATCGTCCCTACGGCGAATGGAGTGGATTTGAAACTGCTGCAGAACGTTCCACGCCAAAGACGCTCCGGCGATGATGGTCGAAGCCCAGCCTGCCGGATCCTCAAGAAAACTATTCACAAACTCGATTCTAGGGAGAATCCAATGAACAATGAAATCCAGAAGTTCGATTTCAAGGGCGCCTCATTGCGCACCCTGACCGATAAGGCGGGGGAACCCTGGTTCGTCGCCAAGGACGTATGCGACATCCTCGGGACAGATACAAGGGACTTACACAAGATTCTTGAGTCTGATGAAATCACCAATGTGGATAGTATCCACATTGCTCAGAATGGCGGTAAAGCTCCGCTCATCATCTCCGAGCCTGGTCTTTACCGTCTTGTGATGAAGTCTCGGAAGCCGGAGGCCAAGGAGTTCCAGCGTTGGGTGACGCATGAGGTGCTGCCGTCCATCCGCAAGCACGGCGGCTATATGGCCGGCCAGGAACGGATGACACCGGAACAGATGGCGTTGGCCAGCATGCGATGGCTGCAATCCAAGGTCGACGAACAAGCCAAAACAGCTCAAAGCCCAGGAAGGCAAGGTCCTGTTCGCCAACGCGGTCGAAACCGCGAGGACGTCCATCCTTGTGGGCGATTTCGCGAAGATCCTGAAAAGCAACGGCATCGACATCGGCCCACGGCGCCTGTTCGCCTGGCTCCGCGAGCATGGATGGCTCATCAAGGCCAAGGGCTCCAGTTGGAACATGCCCACACAGAAGGCGATGGACCTTCACCTGTTCGAGGTCAAGGAGACGACCATCAGCCACTCGGACGGGCACACCACGATCAACAAGACGCCGAAGATGACCGGCAAGGGGCAGACGTATTTCGCCAAACTGTTCCTCGCGAAACCAACACAGGAAGCGGGTGCGTGATGAGCGCGTGTCTTGAAATCAACAACATTCCGCAGAGAAAAGCGAAGCGTATCAGTGACTATCTCTTCGCGCATTCCGGCAAATGGATAACGGACGACCCGATCAGAGTCGAGCTCTTAGGCGACGGGAAGGCGTTCGTAATCTTCCCCGCGATTGCCGAAGTGGACTCGAGGGAATTCATGACGATGTTGGGGGATGAGTGATGATTGTTGCAACCAAGCCAAGCGCTCTTAGCGTGGTGGCGTCCATCATCTGCGCGATATCCGGAATCTGGATGTTTGCCTGTGGACTCAAATCTCTGAATCAATTCCAGATTCTTCTTGGCTGCTCCCTTCTGCTCAACGGATTGCAGATTGGCACTAGATGGGTGATGCTGCGGGAACTGAACAGGAACTACCTGCTCATGCGCCGATCTGGGCTATGTACGGAACCGCCGCGAGAGCAAGAGCGGGAATCTGAACGATGAAATCAGCGAACATCCCACCCATGTATTTCTCCTTGATCTTCTGCCAGCGGGATTGGTCCTTGGTGTGCGATTCGGCGATGTACAAGGCTCCAAGCAGACGCTGCATGGCGTCATTGAGCTCGAACGAGCCGCAGCTCTCCCAATCGTTGACGCATCGGCGAACCTCGGTCGTGAGATTAAGCACATACGACTTCAACGCCGCTGGCATGCTCACATCCTCTTTCAGGCACTGCTCGATTTCAGAAAGGAAGCCGGAGATGTTCTCCCTGTCCTTGTCCTCCATCCGCACATCCAGCTCTACCCACCTGTCGGCGATGGTCTGCAAAGCCAGAACCGCCGCGGCATCCAACCTATCGGTCGCACCGGCCAACGTGCTGAAGTTCATACGATATCCGTTCGCGTCCTCCGAGAATGATTCCCACAAGGCTTTCCAAATACCGGGCATCTGTGATTTCGCCATGTCGAGACGTTTCACGCCACGGGCGATCAGCGTATCAAGTGTTCTTTCGGTGCTGCACATGGCCGTGTATGCGGACAGCACGTCCTTCCGGAATCCGTCGGGCTGCTGCTCGACCTCAAAAAACTGCAGTAGGTATTCGGCTGCATTCGACATTGATTCTTCTCCTAACTGTTCGGCCCGCACGTCGCATATGCGGGATGACACCGATTTTAGGAGGGGGCCGGGCGGTTCTCCTAACGCCGCCCGGCATTACACACGCAAAGGAGGCGCGTGATGGAAGACGATACGACGTTCGCTGCGCTCGCTGAGGTCCTGAAACCGATGAACACGACGAAGGACATCGCGGACCGTTGCGGCATCAAGGAGGGCACCTTGGCGTACTGGCGTGGTGCGGGAATCGGTCCGAAGTTCGTGAAGGTCGGACGGACCGTCATGTATCCGAAGGAGCCGATGATCGCCTACTTCAAGGAACACCTCTACCAGAGCACATGTGAATACGAGGGAAAGGAGTCGGCATGAAAACGATTCGCAAGGCCTGCGTGCAGGCAGTTTTCGACGAGTTCGAGACCCAGGGCGAAATAGTCCACCCATTCAAGGACGTGGATGCGGAGGCCATGAGGTCGCTCGGCCACATCGTCGGATACGTCGACCTCGACGTCACCGGAATCGTGGATCTCATCGTCGACACGATCAACAAGGAGCTGTGATGGCACTCAGGAGAATCGACGTGGAAACGCTGCTGACGCCACCCGAACCGCCGAAGGCGAGCATCGTCATGCTTGGCATGAGCGGATACGCGGTTCGCATCAGTCCGAAAGGCGGGGCCCAACTCGTGGAACTCCTGCCCGACGGCGCCTGCACGCTCGCATCCATCACCGCGGGCGAGCTTGAGACATTCGACTACCAACTCCACAACGAAACGGGAGGCACCAGATGACCGACAACGATTTCCGTATCGAGGACCGGAAGGAACGCGAGGCGAAACGGCCGAACTATCCGCTGCGCAGGGTCAAGTTCCTGCTCGCGGTCGTCGGCCTCGTCGCCAGCGTGACGCTCATGCTCACCTGGCATGGCGGTAGCCTTGTGGGCGCGCTTGTGGTCGAGGGCGTGTATCTCGCCACCGCGTTGTGGCTGGTGGTGCGGTTCGCGTCCAGGGACGACGGCATGGAGGAGGACAGTGATGCCTAGCGGCGCGACCAGCCTCCAACTGCACGCGAAGTACGCTCCGGTCAACCGTGGCAGCATCCGCTACGGCGCATCCCGAAGCCACGGCCACCACACTTCGCCGAAGACATGGAGCCAGGAGACCGGCATCGACCTCGACCGGCTCATCCACGACGAACGCGAGTACATCACGCGGATGAGACGCCGCACCCGGCGTGACATCGACGTGAAGCCACGCATCCAACGCGTGTACGAGACGACCGTCGCACTGCAGATGGAAGGGGTGACGCCCAGCAGCCACAAGGTGGCCTCACGGCTCAACATCCCCCGGAGCACCGTGATGGGCGACGTGCACAGGCTCGCCGGCATGGGATTGCTCGTCAACGCGCGGACCCGACGCGGAGGCTTCCTCGCCACCGGCAGAACACCCGATTGGAGTGACCTGGATTGAGTCTCGAAACATTAAGCCTGCCGGAATGGCCAATGGTGTGCGAACTCACCGTGCCGGGAGACCCGCAGTCGAAAGGCCGTCCACGCGTCTACCAGGGACACGGCATCACCCCGGCGAAAACCCGGGAGGCCGAGAACCGCGTGTACTCGGAATGGCGCAACCAGTATCCCCGCCTGCCACCCTACGAAGGGCCAGTCTGCCTGACGCTCACATTCTGGACGGCCACACGGCGCGGACGCGACTGGGACAATCTGGCGAAACTGTTCACCGACGCGTTGAACGGCGTCGCCTACATGGACGACCGGCAGATCATCGAAGCCAGCGTGCACGTGCATCGTCCCGACCAGTACGTGCTTGGCACGCACGGCAGGCCACGCAAACGGAAAAGCGGCGATCCGCTCACATGGCACGGCCAGCCATACACGCCACACACACAGGCAAGCATCTATTTCAAACAGGAATACATACCCAGATAGGAGAAAACACCATGAAAAACACCAGTGAATACGTTGTGCAGACCCTCATCGACGACGAGGACATGAGCGCCGACCTCGCGAGCCTCTACCCGGCGGCCAGCAAAATCGGCGACGCAGCCGCGGCATTCATCGACAAAGCGGACCAGACCATCGAAAAGAAGGGTCTGATGGGCACGCCTGCCGGAACTGTCGCGAAATGCATCGACATTTGCCAGAACGTCGTCAAGGAAGGCGCGGCCATCAGCCGGCTCCTACGCAATCCAAGGACCTGCAACACCGTGATCATCAGCCGACGGTACGAGGAAACGAATCCCGCCACCGAAGACGACAGCATGACGCAATCGACAGTGGAGGACGTGGAATGAGCAAGCAGATGGGACACATGCCGTACTGCCGCACGTGCGGACCATTGGGGCCGGCCATGCGAACCACGCCCGCGTTCGACGTCGTGGAAACGCACCGACGCTCCTACCCGCACCACCAGACCAGCGTCATCCCCACCAAAACCAGCATCATCGTGAAAGGAACAAGCAAATGAGCGCGCAGAACCTCGAAACATTGGCCAAACGGTACGTGGAACTGAAAAGCCGCATCGCCGACCTGCAGGAAGAAGCCGACGGATTGAAAGCCGAACTCATGGAAGACCGCGAGCCCGGCGAATACGCGGCCGGACCGTTGACCGTGAAAATCCGGAAAGGCAAGCGCAACCTCGATGCCAGAGCATTCGAACGGCGCTTTCCTGTGCAACAGTACGCCGACTGCTATCGGATCCAACCGAAGGCATTGTCCGAAATCGTCAGCCAGGTCGGCGAGCCAGCATTGCGCGGGTGCGTGAAGACCGGTGCGGCAAGTCTGGTGGTCGAATGACGCGCGTTCCAATCAGCCAGGAGGCGGTCGGCCGCGCGCTCAGCAAGACGCTCGACCATTACGACAAGGCGCCCGGATTCATGGACGAAGCCTACATCATCGACACACAAGAGGCGGGGGACTTGGCGGCTTTCCTCTGGGCCCGTCTCGACGAGGAATGCGGAAGGGTGGGATATGAGCTCACAACTCGACCTTGAAACAGTCATGAACGCCAACATGGGCACCGCGCACGTCGATGCCACACCATCCGCTTCGCGGGAATCGGACGAATGGAAGGAAATCCGCCTGATCATCGAGGCGCACATCGCCAACCAGCCACGCAGCCTGCAAAAGGAGATCGGGCCAAGCGAACTCGGCACCGACTGCCTCCACTGCCTCGCCGCCAGACTCGCCGGATGGGAGAAACGCCAGTCGGCCGCATGGCTGCCATTCATCGGCACATGCGTCCACGAACGATTCGAACACCTGTTCAACAAGCGCAAGGACGAATTCACCGTCCCGGACGACGATGGAGGAGAACCATGGGCCGTGAAACGCTTCGAAGCCGAAAGACACGTCGACGTGGGCAGCATCCACGGACTCCACGGCTATCATCTCATCCACGGCAGCATCGACCTGTACGACGCGGAAAACAACACGACCATCGACTGGAAAATCACCGGCCCCACCACAATTCGCAACGTCAAAGCCAACGGTCCAAGCCAACAATATCGCATCCAGGCGAGCCTGTACGGCATCGGATTGGAAAACGACGGAGAACCCTGCAAAAGGAACGCCATCTACTTCCTGCCCAGGAACAGCGTCAGCCTGGCCGACGCACTGCCGATCGAATTCGACTTCGACCCGAAACCCGGACGGTGGGCGCTCAGCCGCGCGCAACTCATCGCCAACCTCCTCGACCTCATCGAACAAGAGGATGGAACCGAAATGCGCGACGCGTGGATACACGCTCTGCCAACCAGTCCGACCCACTGCTTCCAATGCGGCAGCTGGCCGGACGACCAGCTCGGACAACTATCCGAACTCAACGAAAACCAATATCCGGCATTGCCGGACAAATGGCGGCAGGCCATCGGCCTGCTGGAATCCACCTACAGGAAAACAGAAAGGTAAAAAACACAATGTTCGGAACGCAAAACTATGGTGGCGGATTCACTCAGCAAGGCGGAGCCAGCTACCGGCCACAACAGGCGCAGCAGCAGTCCGCCGAATCGTTAAGCCTTGACGACGTGATGCAGGGCGGCGCGCCCAGCGCGTTCAGCAAGGACGATCCGATCGGCACCAGCGTGGAAGGCGAGATCGTCGAAATCCGCGCGGAACAGCAGACCGACTTCACCACCGGCGAACCCCTCTACTATCCCAACGGCAAGCCGAAGCCGCAGGTCGTCATCCACCTGCAGACCACACTGCAAGACCCAAATCGCGTCGGAGACTCCGGCATTCGAGGCGTGTACGTAAAAGGCTACAACATCGGCCAATTGCGTCTCGCATGCCGTCAGGCTGGAGTCGGCGACCATCCGAACGTCGGAGACCACTTGAAAGCCACTTTCGCCCGCACCCAGCCCGCGAAGACCCGCGGCTACAACGACGCGAAAATCTACGACTACGTCGTCACACCGAAAAAGACGGCCGACTTGAACACCGCGATGAACGACCCGCAGGCCGCAGCCCCGCAACAGTATGCGCCGCAGCCGCAGTACGGCCAGCCAGTCACCATCGGCCAGCCCGCAGGCCTGACCATGCAGGAACGACAGCAGGCCGCCCAACTGCAGGCCGCCGGAAAAAACGTGCAGGAGATCGCGGGACTCCTCGGCAAGCCGGTCGACCAGGTCGTCAACGCGCTCGGCGCGGGCAGCGGACAAGGGCCTGAATTCTAAAAAATAGGAAAACGTCCCCACCACATCCCTGCAGTGACGTCTCGCTAATCGAAAACGTCACTGCGGGGACGTGGTGGACACAGGGGGACATAGGCAAAGTCCACCCAAAAAGGACGAAAAATCAACCATATATAGAAAAAGGACAAAAGGACAAAGTGTTTTATATATATGTCTTTTTTTGTTGTTTTTTGTGTTGTGTGTATAGGGGAGTAACCGTCCCCGCAAAAAGGAGGTGAAAAATGAGAAACTACAGCAAATACTCGCCCATTCCCACTGAAGACCTGCCAGCGCAATTCGCGGGAATCTTCCACCTGCTCGCACTCACCTTCACGCCGGCGAACGACCGCACGATCATCACAACCATCGATGGCCGCAACCTTGAACTTATCTGCGATGGTGGCGATACTGCCACCGAACATCGCAAGAAAATCCCAGTCGTGGCCGCCGGCTATCAAAAAGCCATCTGGGAGCTCCGCGAAGGGCATCTTCGCTACTGCCCGTCACAGCAAAGGCTCTGGCGTCGAGACCCAGACACGTCCGACCATGAGGGCGAAAGGCTCATCCTCAATTCATGGCATCCCGTGAAAACCATCGAGGATGAATACCATATCGGCACGAACGCGCGCAGCAGTGAGCGTAATCCGCTCTACAGTGCGACGATTCTTCGCGAGGCGAAGCGAAGCCAATGGTTCGACCAAGTCGAACGCGGCGTGCGCTGCGACCCATGTGTGTGGGTGCGCCGTGAAGGAAGAATCGTCTGTCTGCAGGATGAGCCGGATATTGCGGTCACGCAGACATTCTCACTGGCAGGAATGGGCAATCAGGCATTGAGGGATGCGAAGCGCATTCTCGAATGGTTGACCGTCGATGAGAAGTCCTGCGCGAATCTTTGCCGAATGTTCGCGACGCCATGGCTTGAGCCATTCAAACAATTGTCATACGTACTGTCTGGTCATGGTGGTGACGGGAAAACGCTGATCGCCCGCCAGGCGATCCTTGGCGTGCTTGGAGTCGGGAAAGTGTTTCCTGGTTTCAGTGTGCAGGGCTATTGCACTGGCGGTGGCTACACTCTGGGGCGCGAGTCGATGAATGATGAGATGGACGGCAAGGCTTTCGCCATTGACGATGAGGCTTGCGCTGTCACGGAGGACATGCTGCCATTGCTGCGTGCACTCTCGACAGGCTCGCAGGTGAACGCCCGCGTCACGGGCGGCCGTTATCGTGTGATGACGCCATCGGCCACATTGCTGATTCTGACGAACATGCAGTTCGCCGATTCAGGCGAGAATTCCGATACGCGTCGTTTCATTAAGGTCGAATTCCACCAGTCGAAAGGCCGCTCGTATGACGAATATCATGCGATCGAGGGGTTCTGCCATCGACATCCCGCAGCGTTCTTCGTGCTGTCGTGCCGCTTGTGGGAGCGTTCGGATGAGCCGGAGATTGTGAATCTTAGTCCTGCTCGCACCATCAGTGACGAGATGTATTGGCTGATCAGTGAGATCGCGTCGAACGATGAACAGTATGGCGTGCCAGTCGCTTCCAGGAACGACTATCGCAAGGAGTTTCACACGGCGGTGCCGCAGTCTTTGATGGACGTGCTGGGCTTGGAGAATTCGAAGACCAAGGCGCTGCCGGGCAGTCAATGCCGTGTGGTGCGCGTCGCCGACCAGAATCGCTTCGAAGTGTATCGCAAGGCCGCTCTCGATAACGAGACGGAGCCTGCCGACACTTGGTGGCAGACGGCATTGTCGAAGCCGAACCGCGACAGTCTTAAAACGTTGGATGATGTGGGCGACTGTCATGATCTGGCCGGCATCGTCGAATCCGCGTTGGCTGGCAATGTCGGTTTCGCGCCATGCGAGGGCAAGGCGCGAAAGACTGGTGGTCCGGTCGATGGGAAGGTGTCGCTGTCGTGGAAGCGGTTGAATCCGTCGGACGAGAGCCACACGGATTCGACTTTCATCACCGACAAGATGACTCGTTATGCCGTCATTCCGCTTGGCGACTGTTTCGTCATCGATTGTGACAAGCCTTCTGAGGCTGATGGTCCTGATGGGTGGCAGTGTCTGCAGGCGTTGGCTGGCGATTACGGTTCCCAGGCGTTGCCGGCCACGTTGGTGACCAGGACTCCGCATGGCGTGCACTTGTATTATCGCATGCCGGCAGGCATGGATGTGAGCTTGCTGAAGAACGCTGTGCATGAGCAGAATCTGCCAATTGACCTGCGCGTCAGCAACAAGGGCTATGTGATTGGTCCGGGCAGTGTCATCGATGGGAACCGGTATGAGCTGGTTGATCTGCCGGCGGGCGTGGTGCCGGAGGCGAGTGATGCGGTCATGCGCATGCTCAAGGATTTCGGATACACGAACGAGCCAAAGCAGGAGGCTCCGTCGTTGAGCCTGGACGATGTCATGGCCGACAGGCCGGCCGCGTCCCGATCGCATGGCGTGCCGGACATGAGCCCGGTGCCGGAAGGCCAACGCAACAGCACATTGCACGCCTGGGCGTACGGAAGGCTGAAGAACCATCCGGAGAACGAACGGCAGATCCAGGCCGATCTGTTCCAGCGTGGCCGTGTGAGCGGTCTGCCGGACGGCGAACTCGACCAGATCTGGAAATCGATCAAACGAAGCCTCGGATAAGGGTAGGAATCATGATGGGAATCATCCGAAAACTTGGTGGTCTTCTCAATGAGGTGTCCGGGCTCATCCTGGGATTCGTCATGCTGATGCTTTTCGAAACAGCTTGGAAGATCACCGACCTCGTCGACTGGTGGCGGGATGAGTCGTAAACCACCATTGTGGATGCGCCGGCTCGCGCCGCCGGGCAATCCGGCGCACCTCGTGCCGGCCGTCTGCTCATGCGGACGGTGGATCTTCAGCGAACGTGACGTGGTCTGGCAGTCATGGGACGCCGGCATCATCGCCGGCGACGACCTGGTCACCGCGATCATCCTCGGCCGGCAGCTCATCCGGATCCGCCGCATCGCGCAGACGGACACGATCAGATTGGAGACGGTCGCGGGACCGCTCGGCATCAGCCCGGACGGAATGTATCTCGGCGCGCATGAATGCGGGCTCATGCCCATCAGCGTCAAACCCGCCGACATGAGCGGAAGTGAATTCCACTATTCGACCCTTGAGGGGTTCCCGACGATGCGGCCGGATCCCGACAATCCGGACCCGTGGGCGGGAATACCCGAAATGGAACTAATGTTCGATTCAGGATGGCCGAAATGCTAGAATCGCAACATATGGGCGAAAAACGGGAAGCAACCACAACATGTAGTGTGTGTGGCGGGGAGTGCCGTATCCAAGCCACGATGTGCGACAAGTGCGAGAACACTTTGAGGGGATGGATCCACGACTATCCCATCTGGATCCACGCCCTGCGCGAGTTCCTGGATTCGACGGCGCATTACGGAGGCCACCAGCCTGGACGTGTTAACCTGCCGTCCGCGCCCACGCCGATCAGACTCTCGGTCGTTGACCATCTGCAGGAGATCGAGGATGCGGTGACGGCGTTGTGGTGTCGATTGTATGCGCCGCCGGCCATGCCATGGGCCACAAGCATCGCGGTCCCGCCCATCGTCGACAAGCTCAAGGCATGCTGGTCATGCCAGCGGTTGAACCGACTGCCGGACATCGGTTTGATCTGGCATGACTGGCAGCGGTTGGCGCGCAAGACGATGAGCATCATCGACGTGCCGCCATCCAGGCACGGCATCGGCAGGTGCCTGAATCCTCTGTGCGGCGTGGAGCTGAGTGCGGAGGTTGGAGCGGTAAGCGTCGACTGTCCGGTGTGCGGCAACACTTACCGCGTGGTCGACGTGCGATTGGGGTTCCTGCGGGAGTGCATCGAATCGGGCAGGGCGTTCACGGCGGGGGAGTGCGCGGAGCTGCTGCGCGAGTGCGGGTTCCAGTGCAATGCGAACACGATTCGTTCGTGGCGCAAGCGCGGCAGGCTCCAGCCGGCCGGTGAGAACGAGAAGGGACGGCCATTGTACAGGCTTTCGGATGTGCATCGGCAGGTGCTGCGGCGCGATTCGATTTGACAAAATCGAAAGTGCAACGCAGAATTGTCAGTGGATTAGAGGGTTCAAACCGAGGTGACTTGGTTTGAACCCTCACTCATATCCGCCTTGGATTCTCCTAACTCCTTGGGTTGCGTAACACTGTCCTGTCCGAACGGCATATCGGACACGCTCCGCCCGCTCCGCGTCAGAGTGGCATACACCAACAGTGGCAGGCAAGCCAATCCCGCGCTTACGTGATGCGGTGAAGCTCAAATCGCCTGTCCATGCCTTCGTAGGAATCAGTGGCAGATCGCACCGGTCGCAGATCTTCGGATCCTCTTCCTTGCGGCCGCGTGTATGCGCGGGTTCGACTCCCGCCGAAGGCGCTCCATGAATAACCTCGGGAGGGGATATCCGCAGATGACGGAATCCCTAGTCGACACGTGGTCGGCCATGCTAGGACTTCATACGAAGGAATAACCATGAGCAAGCGACGCAACGAGCGGGTCAGCAACGGATACCGGCGGCGCATGCTCAGGCAAAGAGTGCTGGCCGCATACGATGTGTGCGCCATCTGCGGCAAGCCAGTCGACAAGACATTGAAGACGCCACATCCGATGAGCGCCGAAGTAGACGAACTCATACCGGTCTCACGGGGCGGCGATCCATACAGCTTCACTAACTGCAGGCTCACGCACCGCATCTGCAACAGGATGAAGAGCGACAAGACAGACGAACACGCACGAGCGCTGCTGGCTGGCAGACAGGAAGTGAAATCAAGCTCGATGCCGTTCAAAACGTTCGGCATCTGACCCGATACCAGGGCAGGGTACCCGGTCATACCCCCTTGGGGTAGCCTCAGGTGCAGTGCCGATATTTCTCTTGAAATTTAAGCGTAACGAATTGTGTTACGCATACGTTGAATGAAAGGCGGAATATGGCCTTTTTCAAAGCGTCAGCATCTGACATAGAACGATTTAATAAATACTTCAGAAGCACTGACCCTAGTAAATGTTGGGAATGGAACGGTGCTCATCACCCAAAGGGATATGGCACATTCCGTCTGGCAAAGACGTCCGTTCCGGCACATCGCTTCGCATATGCATTGACTCATAACATGTTTATCCCAGATGGGATGGTGATTGATCATATCTGTCACAACCGTTCATGCGTTAATCCAGACCATTTGAGAACAGTAACGGTTCAGGAGAATTCCGAATATCGTGTTTCCTGTAATAAGAACAGCAAATCCGGAATCCGTGGTGTCTACTGGCGTAACGATCGAAAAGCATGGCAAGTTGAGGTTATCAAGAATAGGAAGGCATACAAGAGAGGTCCATTCAAGACGCTTGCACGGGCGGAAGCTGCTGCAACAAGATTGCGCGAAGAACTCGGGTTCCTCACTGGTTTTGGAATGAAGGAAACGCAATGATTTGCGAAGTATGCGGTAAGCAATTTAGGCCAAGTGGTAAGGGCAGCCAACAGAAATATTGCTCCGCGAAATGCAGGCAGAAAGACTATCGGCGTCGGAAAAAGAATCGGCCCGCACAGGACCGGAACGGTAAGCCGCCCGTCAAAGCCGTGGAAACGAAACAGAAGCCGGAAAGGGATCTCGACCAGCGGAGCTTCGAGAGGATGATGGACGGCAGCATGCTGGACATGCTGCGCGCCAACCGTGACCGACTGCAGAAGGCCATGGATGACACGTCCACACCGGCAAACGCACTGCCTGCGATCAGCCGCCAGCTCATCGACGTATGCGAACGCATCGAATCACTCCAGGGCGGAGGTCTGACCGACCTGTTGGACGATGAGGAAGACGAGGTGACGGACGATGTCGGAGCGTCGATTGTCTGAAATCGCCAAGGTCCTCCGCCAGCCGGAAGGCATCGTTGGCAGCGAGTTCACGCGAATCAACAAAGCCGCGCGCAAGGCCGGCATCCGTTTCGACTTGTGGCAGCAGGGCTTCTTGTGGCTTCTGTTCGCCAAGAACGCGGAAGGCAAGTATGCGTGTGGCGCGGACGGCGCCGTGCTGTCCAGCTGCAGGCAGATCGGCAAAACCTTCACCGTCGGCACCGCGTTGTTCCTCAAGGCGATACTCACACCGAACCTGAAAGCCATCTGGACCGCCCACCATACGCGCACCAGCGACGAGACATTCGCGGACATGTGCGAGATGGAGCATAATCCAGTGCTCGGCCGGTACGTGGAACGCATCCGCAGAGCAAACGGCCAACAGGAGATCACGTTCACGTCCGGCAGCCGCATCATGTTCGGCGCCCGCGAAAACGGCTTCGGCCGAGGATTGCACAGCGTGGACGTGGCTGTGTTCGATGAAGCGCAGATTCTCACAGTGCGCGCGATGGACAACATGATTCCGGTTTTGAACACGAGTCCTAACCCCCTGGTCGTGTATATGGGCAATCCACCCAAGCCGGGAGACCAGTGCGAGGCGTTCACGGAGAAACGCATGCACGCGCTGAACCATGACGGAAACCTCCTCTACGTGGAGCTTGCCGCCGACAAGGACGCGGATTCGGACGACCGCGAACAGTGGGCTAAAGCGAATCCCAGCTATCCGGAACGTACAAGCGAACAGGCAATCATGCGCATGCGCAACAACCTGTCGGACGATTCATTCCGTCGTGAGGCGCTTGGCATATGGGATGAGACCGCCACCGCATACGCCATCAGCCCCGACCTGTGGAAGGCCGCCGAAACCGACGACGTGCCCGACGGCGGCACGGTGAGCTTCGGCATCGACATGCCGCCCGACAGGAGCGTGCTGACCATCGGCGCCGCATTGCGGTACGAGGACGGGTCGGCCGTCATCCAGATGGCGAACATCAAGGACGCGCGGCAGGCTGGCACCATGTGGGCCGTGGACTGGCTCGCCGAACGTTGGCCGAAGACCGCCAGCGTGGTCATCGACGCGCAGTCCCCGGCAATGAGCCTGCTGCCCGAACTGAAGGCCGCGCACGTGAAGGTCACCGTGACGAACATGCAGGAGATGGGCCGCGCATGCGGCCGATTCCTCGACATGCTCAAAGCCGGAACGCTCAAGCACCCGCCGGACGAATACCAGCCGCAGCTGGCCGCAGCCGTCAAGGGCGCGACCACGCGTCCATTGGGACAGTCCGGCGCGATCGCATGGAACAAGCTCGGCTCGGATATCGACATAACGCCGCTCGTATCAACCACGATCGCCCTGTACGGGGCGTGCACGACAAAACGACATCCCGGAAGACGACAGACCATCGGAGGAATCTAAATGGGCGACATCCAGATGACAAACGTTCCGGATAGCTGGCGGCCGTCCGGAGGATCGGTGGCGCTGACGAAACTGGTTGTGCCCACCAGCATCGACGGGCTTACAAACCAAGAGAACGAACTGCTCGCAGAGCTCGCCGAAGTGTGGACACGTCATGCGAGCCGCAATCGGAAACTCACCGCATACTACGAATCGAAAGAGCCGCTGGTCGACTTCGGTCTCACGGTTCCACAGTCCATCAAGGACCACTACACGCCATTGGGATGGGCACGCAAGGCGGTGGACATGCTCGCCGAGCTTTGCGTATTCGAGGGATTCGTCTCGCCTGGTGTCGATGATCCGTTCCAACTACAGGACTTCATGAGCAGAATCGGCTTCACCAGCGTCCTTCAGCAGGCCATACAGACGGCACTCATTCACGGCTGCTCGTTCCTCAGCGTCATCCAAGACGCGGAGAACAGGCCTCTCATCCGCACCCACACCGCGGAAAGCTCGGCAGCGATCTGGGACTACCCGAACCGACGCGTCAAGGCATGCATGGCCATAACCGACGTGAACAACGACAACGAGGCCATCGGACTCGTGCTCTACATGCCGACGCGCAACATCAGCGTGTCCCGCAGTCTCGGCACATGGTACGTGCAAGGATCACAACCCACCGTGAACGGCGAATGCAGCGTGTTCCGCCTCGCCTACAAAGCCACCGAAGTCAAACCATTCGGACGCTCCCGCATCAGCCATGACGCGATGAACATCATCGACGGCGCGAACCGCACCATCGTGCGTGCCGAGGCGAACGCCGAATTCTACGCATTCCCGAAAATCCTGCTCATGGGCACCAGCGACGAGCTCGCGTCCTTGAGCGCGGACGCCGCGCTCAAACTCTACATGGGCCGCTACAACATGATCAGCAAGGACGCGGACGGTGATTCGCCGACAGTGACCCAACTGGCCGCATCCAGCATGGATCCGCACCTGACGATGCTGAAAAGCTGGGCCGCCATGTTCGCCAGCGCGATGAACATTCCCGCCAGCTCGCTCGGCATCGTATCGGACGCGAATCCGACGTCAGCGGACGCGACCGAGGCACAACGCGAGGACCTGATTATCGAGGCTCGCCACTGCGACCGTGATTTCGGCGAATCGATCCTGCAGGCGGCACGCCTCGTGGCGCGCATACAGGATCCATCGGTGTCAGACGATGATCTGATGAAACTGCAGGTCGACTGGAAGAACCCCAACACTCCGTCAAGCTCCATGAGCGCCGACGCGTTCAGCAAACTCGCCGGCAGCATCGACTCGTTCGCCAACAGCGAGGTCGGCATGACCCGCGCCGGATTGAGCAGAAGCGAGATCGTCCGCTTGAAGGCCGACCAGCGCAAGGCTCAAGCCGGACAGGTCCTCGACCAGATTCGCGGCATGCGCCAACAGACTGAGCAGACGCAGGACGACGGGGAACGCCAGATCGACGCTTCCACGCAATCAACTGTTGCGGGGGGCTGAAGGACAGCTTCGACGCACTGGGAGTAGCGATCAGAGCCGGGGTGACACCGGAATCCGCGGCATCGATGCTTGGACTGAAAGGCATTGAATTCACCGGCATGACGCCGGTCAGCCTCAAACTACCGGAAGGCGGCGGAAATGAGCCTGAACAGTCTGAACCTGCCTCCGGAACAACACAGAAGGCTTGAACTCGACCTCAACGACCTGTACGAGGATTACACGGACACCATGAGCCGCCTGCAGAAGGAGGCAGGCAACAGTGTCTCGGGCCTCGTCTGGGACGGTGAAAGCCAGGAACTCATCAAAGCGGAGATCAACCGGTACGCCGACGCCGCCAGCAGGCTCGCATCCGACTACTACGGCCACGTACGCGACCTGTGGGCGCAGTACGGCGGAATCGATATGCCGGAATACGAGCCGCCTTCCATCACCGCCGACCGCGCGGTCTGGCAGATGGAAGGCGGTTTCAACAACACTGACTTCATGGGATTGCACTACAAGGATGTCATTCCAGATGAAAACGGAGCCGTTCACAACAACGCCGGAAGAACCATCGACGACCTGTGGCCCACGTTCGCTGACGAGGAGCAGGCGCTGGAATACGTGCAGAATCTGATTCAGACCGTCGGCCGGATGACCATGCAGAGGGCCGTGGCCAACGACCCAACCAAGCCTCGCTGGGCTCGCGTCCCACGAGGGGCTAAGACATGCGCGTTCTGCCTTATGCTCGCCTCGCGTGGCTTCGCCTACCTGAGCGAGGACACCGCCGGACGGCAGATGCAATACCATACGGACTGCGACTGCGACATCGTGCCAAGCTGGGGCAGCAGCAAACTCAAAGGATACGATCCGGACAAGTATCGTGAAATGTACCAGGCAGCCAAGGCTGCGGCCGGCGATGACGGCGACTGGCGTGACACCCTAGCCCAATTGAGACGCATCTATCACGATGAGGTCAATGATGGTGTGACTGCCCAACCGACGATTCGATGGAGCGGCAAATCGATTCCAATCAGCGCTTCCGAACTATCGAGATTGTCGGATTATAGCGTCAGGATGCCTGGAGATAGATTCTCCAACGACGAGAAGATCGCGGCTTTGATGGATTGGACCGGAGACAGCTACAAAAGTATCAACGGCTACCTGTTCGGCGGACGAAACCCGTCGAAAGACGTCATCCATCAGGTCGAATGCATCGACGAAGCGATATCCGACCATATCACCCGAGAACGTTTCACGGTCGACAGGCAGATGCGGTTGTCGACGTTCCACGTCAACGACATGGAGTCGCTTTTCGATTTGAATACCGGTCGCACCTTCGAACACATCGGCTACATGGCCACCAGCATCAAGGAGGGAGGCATTGACGTTGATGGGGAAGACCGCATCGCCACAAGAATCCTGGTACCGCCGGGAAGCGCCGGCGTGTATGTGGAGCCGATCACTCAGCATCCGGGAGAATACGAAATTCTTCTGCCGAGAGGAAGGGCTCTTCGTTTCGAAGGGCTTGGAGCATCCGACGGCAGACCGATCGTTTATCTGAGACTGCTATGATTGAGCCTATGGATCGTTCCGACCGTTTCACGTTTATGCCCGGTGATTTGAAGGAAGTCACCGATGAGCGCCATCTTGCGGAAATCAAACGCAAGTATGGCGATATCTCCATGCCACAGGACGAATATGAATGGGTCAGGAACGAAGGAAAGAAGCGCTGGTCCGTCGGCGACTATGTGTCGACCGACGAGCTGCGGTCCGAATACGCGCGAAGAAAAGCGCTGGGAAATCTCTGAATCCCAGAAAGCCATCACGTCGAAACGTGATGGCTTTTCTTTTACCTTTCACACCCCAGCGATGGGGCGGGGCGCAGCCATGCGCGAAACCAACAAGAATGGCCGTCAACTCGCCGGCGTCAGGCGTGGAAACCAAGAACAAGCAAAGGAGCCACCAACCATGGCAGAAGAAAACCAGACCGGCGCGGACGGCCAACAGGAGCCGGAACAGCACTCTCCGGCCCCAAAGGACGTGAACAACGCGAAGCTGAGGACCTTCACCCAGGAGGAAGTCGACCGCATAATCAACGAGCGTCTCGGCAGGGAACGCGGCAGGAAAAGCGACTACGAGGAGCTCAAGGAGAAGGCCGGACAGACTGCCGACCTCGAATCGAAACTCTCCAAGGCGCTCGAGGAGAACGAGAAGCTCAAAAGCGAAGCCAAACAGGCCGAACACGAGAAGGAGCTCTCCACGATACGCGCCAACGTCGCGGCCAAACACGGCATCACCGACCCGAGCGTCCTCGCGGGCGACGACGAGAAGCAGATTGGCGAATACGCCGAGAAACTCATGAAGGTGTTCGCCGACATGCGTTCCCGCGGCACGGTTGCGGACCAGAGCGCCCGCACCGGACAGGCCAAGGCTAAACATTCCAGCCGCGAGGACTTCATCAACGCCATGAGCACCACGCTCCTGTGAGCCAACCAGCAAACAACATTCATTTGAAAGGACAAACCATGACAGATCCGTCCATGACCCGAAAAAGCAACGGTCTAGACCTCACCCCTGAAACCCAGGCGGAGATCTTGCAGACCGCAAAATACAAGAGCGCGTTCATGCAGCTCGTGCCGGAGATGAAACTGCCCGGCAACGGTGCTCGCGTGCCGATCATCATCGGCGACCCGGAGGCCGCATGGGTCAATGAGGGTGCGGAGAAGCCGAAGAGCGGCGTCACCTTCGGCAAGAAGGACATGCTGCCGTACACCATCGCGGTCATCATGCCGTTCTCCAACCAGTTCCGCCGAGACTTCGGCGCTCTCTACGACCAAGTGGTCGCGAAGGGTCCGGGAGCCATCGCCCGCACGTTTGACAAGACCATCATGGGTCTCGTCGACGCTCCGGGAGCGGACTTCGACACCCTGAAGAGCGCGCAGACCGTCAGCATCGGCAAGGACGTGTGGAAGAACCTGAACAAAGCCGACGACCTCGTGTCCGAAGCGGATGGAACCGTGGACGGTTGGGCGTTGAGCACCCAGGGTCGCAGTGTGCTCCGGCAGGCGACCGACAACAACGGACGCCCCCTGTTCCTCGACGGCACCGCCGCCTCCGACGTGAGCACCGTGCTCGGCAACCGCACCTACATCAGCAAGGGCGTTCACGTGCCCGCCGTATCCGAGACACCGGGACCGGCCAAGGCAGAGATCCTCGGCGTGTGCGGCGAATTCTCCTCCGCCGCATGGGGCTCCGTCGAAGGAATGCAGACCAGCATCTCCGACCAGGCGTCCATCACCATCGACGACAAGCAGGTCAACCTGTGGGAGCACAACATGTTCGCCGTCCGAATCGAAATCGAGGTCGGCTTCCGTATCCGCGACATCGACCGCTTCGTCCTGCTCACCGCCTGACGGAGTCCGACATGACTGTCGAACCAGACGTGTTCGCCACCTCCGACGACCTCGAACAGAGGTGGCACAAACTCACCGACGAGGAACGTGAGAAGGCCGACACGCATCTCGCGGACGTGACCGACTACATCAAGGAACGCTCCCCGAACTGGCAACGTCTCCAAAAAGAACGGCCACGCCTGCTGACGAAGATCACCTGCGACATCGTCCGCAGAATCATGCAGGCCGACCCGTACGACATTCCCGGCGGCATCACGCAGAT